TGTAATGACAAGATGGAATATGAAAGACTTAACAGGTATGTTATTAAAATCTCAAAAAGAATTAAAATCAGATCAATGGCACGTCATTGAATTTCCAGCAATACTTCCAAGTAAAAAACCTGTATGGCCAGAATATTGGAAGAAGGAAGAATTAGAAGGTGTAAAAGCATCACTTAGTATAGGAAAGTGGAACGCGCAATGGATGCAAAACCCAACCGCGGAAGAAGGTTCACTGATAAAGAGGGAATGGTGGCGGAAATGGGACCGCGATTATATTCCAGCTTTAAAACATGTCATACAAAGTTATGATACTGCTTTTTTAAAAAAAGAAACTGCAGACTATTCTGCTATTACTACTTGGGGTGTATTTCATGAAGCTGAGGATGCAGCACCTAATTTAATCTTGCTTGATGCAGTAAAAGATAGGTATGAGTTTCCTGAATTAAGGAAGAAAGCCAAAGAACAGTATGATTATTGGAAACCTGAGACAGTAATTGTTGAGGCTAAAGCAAGTGGATTACCTTTAACTTATGAGTTGCGTAAGATGGGTATTCCTGTTATAAATTACACACCTAGCAAAGGAAACGATAAACATGCTAGAGTAAACGCCGTATCACCACTCTTTGAGAGTGGACAAATTTGGGCGCCTGACGAAAAATTCGCAGAAGAGGTGATAGAAGAGTGTGCATCATTTCCTTATGGAGATCATGATGATTTGGTGGATAGTATGACACAAGCGGTAATGAGATTCCGTCAGGGTGGATTTGTATCTCACCCAGAAGATGAAAAAGACGAAGTTTCAATACCACATAATAGGACTTATTATTAATGGACGAAGAATACACAGAATCGGACATATCCAAAGAAGTTAAACGACTTATGGACGAAGAAGGTTTTGAATTCGGCGAAGCAGTTAAGGAAGCTATGAAAAAAGGATACGCTTACGGTGGAGGTGTTGGAAATTTATTTGAACCAACTCCAACTTATCATCAGTATCACGATATGACAGCACCAATTACTTACGGAACTTTGATGGATCAAAGACGTGGATATGCTATTGGAGATTTAGTAGAAGAACAAGAAACTTTTGGTTTACAAAATTTAATTGGATCAGCTCTCCCAGAATATACTCAAACAGCAGAATTAACTGACATGCAAAAAAAAATGTTAGAAGGACCTCAAAAAAATTTAAAAGAAATAATGGGCCTTTCTAACGAAGAAATCTTAAAAAATATTTCTCCATTTAATGATAAAAGTTCTCCAGCTACTGTTGAGGACATAAATAATTTTTATGCAAAAAAATCTTTGGACAAAGCTCCTTGGAATCAAGACAACCAAACAATGACAAGTGGTGTTGTAGATAGTATTACTAATTCAAATATGGTTCTCCCAGAAAGAAAACCTAGAGGTTCTATCTATGATGACGCCGCAGTATTTGAAGATTTAGTAAGTGGTTCAGATATTCAAAAGAATCCATATACTTTTAGTGAAGAATTTGATCAAAATTATGATGCATCCAGTGATGCTTTAGTTCCAGGTATGGGTACAAAAGCAATTGATTTTAAAGATGCACCTGTTGATCGGAAAATGAGAGCAAACAATCCTATGAAAGGCCCACTTGATGCTTGGAGATATAGAGCATTACGTGCCGGCGATCCAGTAGCAACAGCTAAATGGTTAGAAAAACAAGGAATGGAACTTCCTGAAAATTTACAAGGAATTGATACAAGAAATATTTTAGACAAAACAAAAGATGGAATTACAAGTTTAGGTGGTAAGATTAAAAAAGGTGGAATGATGATTCCTAGCTTTATTGGTGCAATAGCCAGTGCAAGAAATCCATTAAATCCAAATGCAGTAAATTATAACCCGGCACTTCAAGGTCAAGTAGACTTTTTAAAAGAACAAGGGGGATATGGAGTAATAGATCAAAGTGGATTAAGTAAAATTACAGGTGGGAGACTTGCAGGTAAAAATTTAGTATCTGGTTTTGGAACTAATGATATCTTTGGTATGTATGAAAAAGATTTAGAAAAATTAGAAAAAAATTTAGAGAAACTTCCTGACAGATGGTCTAAATTGAAAAAAAATAATCCATCTGCGTATAAGCAAAAATATGATAATATGGTAGCCAAGATTAACCAAAATAAAAACGAACAACAATGGCTTAAAGATAATAATATTAAATCAGGTACACCTGCCAATTGGAAAAAATGGAAAACTGAACAACCAGTAGCTCCATGGGATAGAAAAGATAGATCTCCTTCTCCGAAAGGATCATGGGGTGGTCATGGTTCAGCAAAAGCTTATGATAAATCTCAACAACCTACTTATGATAGAATTAGAGAAGTGCATGGAAGTAGTAAACCTTCTAAATCTTCTAAATCTTCTAAATCATCAAGCAGTAGTAGTGGTGGTTGGGGACCTTGGGCTAAAGACGGCGGAATAATTAACATTATTCGCTAGGAGAGGCTAGTGGCTTTAACTTACAGTTATAATAATCCATTACAAAAAAATCAGTATGTCATGAGAACTACTGAAGAAATTCAAGAAATTATTAATGATCCTAAATATGAAGGATGGACTAAAAAAGATTTTAGAGGAGAAGGAAAATTAAATAATATTAAAGAAGGTGGTGTAAAAATCTTAACTCGTAAAGAAACAGAAAGAGCTACTTTAACATTTCCTTTTACAGGTAAAAGAAGATTTAAAGATCCTAATTTAGCTAATATTATTAGAGATAAAAAAATTAAAGAAACCCAAGGTTCTAATATTTCTATAAAAGGATCTGGACAAACAGGAACCCAATTTAGTCACGTCTATCCCTTAATTAAATCTGCTAAACCAGGTACAAAAACAACTTTTAAAATTCCTGCACAAATGAACAGAAAGTTAGAAGGTTTTAATATAACTGGACAAAACATTGCAGAAGAACAAGAAGAATTAATAAAAAATAAACCAGATGGTTATAAAAAGAAAATTGTAGAGTTAAATGCAAAAGCAAAACTTAATGTTAACAATGCGATTAATACTTTAGGAAAAGATTATAAAGGTCAAATAGGTTATTTTGAAGTAAATCCAGAAACAGGTGAGTTTAAACCTAAAGCCGGAAATTATAAAATGTCTTTTGCTGGTTTAGAAGGAAAAAATGAAATATTTAAAGACATGACGGGAAAAGAAAGAAAAGATTTTGAAAGAAAAATATCAGCATTAGAAAATGCAAAAAAAATAGAAGGAGTAACAACTGCCAACAAAGCTCCAATTCCAGAAAAATCTAAAATGCTTAACATGTTTAAAAACTTTGGCAAAGCAAAGACAGCGATTCCCGCTGCAATATTTGGTGGTGCTATGGCAAGTGGTATGGGAGGTGAAGCAGAAGCCGCTATAACTTATAATCCAACTATTGGTGCTTTAGTTAAAACAGGAAGTGATGACATTGCAAGTCAATCAAATGTTTTAGAATGGGCAGCCAAAAATCCTGAAGCTTCAATGGCTGGAACTGCAACAGCAGGACTGGGAATGACCAAACCAGGTTCAGCAGTATTAAAAGGATTATTAAAAACTTTAGCAGCACCTGCGGTTGGTGCAGGTTATGCAGCGCTAGATGTAAAAGAAAATTTAGATGAAGGTGAAAGTTTACCAGAAGCATTAGCTGATAAAAGTGCGGGAGTAAGTTTAATGGGATCAAGAGCTCTTGGAGGAGGTCTTGGTACATTATTAGGGGGAGCAAAAATTGCAAGATCATTTACTCCAATTGGAGCAGCCATGACAGCAGCTGGAATTGGAAAAGATTATTATGACTGGGCTTCTGATGAAATAGACAGATTAGAGGCAATGGATCCTGATGAAAGAGCTGCATATAACGAAATGATGATGGATGAGACCAACATTGACTTTTAAAAAGACAACTGATAAACAAGTTTCAGGTGTTGAAACAATCGCAAATAGAGGATAGAATAACCAAATGGCCAAAATAGATAAAGCATTACCAAATACTAAGACAGAAATTGAGATTCCTGGAGAAGAGGAAATAGTAGAAGCTCAAGAAGAAATTGTTGAGGAAAGTAAGGGCGGCGAAACTGAAATTCAAATTGATGAAGACGGTGGCGCAACTGTTAACTTTGATCCATCCGAGGTTAACCCCGAAGGTGGACAAGATCACGGTGAAAACTTAGCTGAATTTTTAGACGATAAAATTTTAGATCCATTAGCTTCCGACTTAATGGAAAAATACAAAGATTATAAACAATCAAGACAAGAATGGGTTGAAAGTTATAGAGAAGGTTTAAACCTTTTAGGATTTAAATATGTAACTCGAACAGAACCTTTTAGAGGAGCATCTAGTGTTACTCACCCAGTTTTAGCTGAAGCTGTAACTCAATTTCAAGCTCAAGCATATAAAGAATTATTACCTGCAGAAGGTCCGGTTAGAACTCAAATTTTAGGAGATGTGAATGTTCCTAAAGAAGAACAATCTAAACGTGTTAAAGATTTTATGAATTGGCAAATTATGGATCAAATGAAAGAGTATGAACCAGAATTTGACCAAATGCTTTTCTATCTACCCCTTAGCGGCTCTACTTTTAAGAAAGTTTATTATGACGATCTTTTAGGAAGAGCCGT